TCAGTTCCGGCGGTTCCTGAGCCGGTCAGCCAGTTCCGCCAGCACGGCAATGTCTCTGTCACTCAAGCCGGTCACATCAATGCTGTGGAGGTGGTCAAGGCCCAGCAGGTAGTCCGTGGACACGGAGAACACCCTGGCCAGGTCCACCAGGCAAGCCGGTGAGGGTGTGGAGAGCCCCTGCTCCCAGGAGTTCACGCCGTTGCGGGTGATGCTCAAGCGCCGGGCAAGCTCCGCCTGTGTCCACCCTCTGGCCTCCCGCAGCGCCTTTATTCTTTCAGCGATCATCCACACCGCCTCCTCTCAGTGATAATTATACTGGTCATTTTTGCTTAGTCATTATCATGTTAGGCTCTGATACTTGACAGTATGCTGTGACGGCCCCTATAATATTCTTACCAAGGAGGTTGATGCCGTATGTTTTTCAGGCGGAAAGCGGCGGCAGCACCGGCCCCAGCTCCGCAAGAGGTGGTTTCATCCCTCAAAGACTGCATTGACTATAACACGGTGACCTCTAAAAAGTGGGAGGTCACGCCGGAGGAAAATGCTTTCTTTGCCGCTTTGGAGCGGGAGCTCAGAGCTGCCCACAAAAGCACCTACTACCACGCCACCCGCATGGCGAACGGCGCTATTTCCGTGACCAGTGACCGCCGTGTGTATCTGGGAAAAATCAAGTTGCAAGGGAAAAAGACATGGATGCAGTACATGACCAGCCTGTATGATGCGGACAGCGTAGAAGATGAGCCGCTGGAGGCCTACATGGAGCTGGTCAGGTATTGGGTCAAAGCTGCCGGGAGGAGGTCTTGAGATGTTTGGTAAAAAGAAAAATCTGCCGGAGGGCACCCGCTTGATGCACTATGAGGGCTTGCCGGGGTTTGCCCAGGATAGCCCCTGTTTCATGGAGCAGACAGGGGAGGCGCTGATTTTCCGCCGGGCAGAGGGCCCATCTGTCACGCTGCCCCTGGAAAAGGTCACCGGCGTAGCGATCATGGAGGAGCGGCACTTTGCGGCAAAGTACCGGGGCACCGTCCCAAACACCTCCAAAACAAATGCCGTCAAGTGGTATGCCGTCATCTCATACACCCCGGACAAGTCCGTTGTCGTGTGGTATCTGAGCGGCAAAGAGGGGGACGCATTGCGGGCCCTCCAGAAACAGGTTGAGACAGGCGGCCAGGACATCACCCTATAACGCAAAAAAGCCGGAGAGGTTTGACCCTCTCCGGCTCTCTTTTTTATTCGCTTTTCAACTGGACAAGGGCCTCTTTCAATTTGTCAAAGCCAAACATTGCGGCGTAGGACACGAAAAAGCCCAGCACAATGGCACCCGCCACCATGTACCACGCCACCGCCACGCTCTTGATCTGGCAGTAGGCGAAAAAGCCCACCAGAGTGAGCACCATAGACACGATGACCGCCAGGATATTGGTGGGCAGCTTGTCCCAGGTGAGTTTTTTGAGGACCTGGACAATGATGTTGGTGACCACTACCAGGGCACCCACAATGCTGAGGATGAGGGACCAGTCAAAAATGTTATCCATATTTTCCTCCTGTTCTCACCCGGCCAGGGTGAGGTCCTTGATGTTGACAGCAGCGGTGGCCGTGGAGCCCTGGCCGATGACGGCACGGGACCCGGACAGCTCCAGCACCGTGTAGGTGTTCTGGTAGACGAAAGCTGCCAGAGAGCCGCCGGTGTAGGTCTTGGCCCCGCTGGCCACCTTGACCTTGGAGCCCTTGACGATGGCAGCGGAGGCCACCGTCTGGATGTCCGCAGCGTCCACCCAGCCGTAGACGGTGGAGGCGCTGCCGGCGGTCTTGATGAGGTGGTAGGGGTGCTTGCCGCCCGCAGACACAGCGGTCACCTTGGCCTCACCGGGCTTGCAGGTCTTGCCGGTGGTGGCGTTGGCGCTGGTATAGTGGGTGTTGCCGGTAAAGGTCACCACAGAGCCCACAGAGAGCCCCTGAGCGGCGTTTGTGGTCTGGGTGGTGCCGGAGGATGTCCCGGCGCTGGAGGCCGCTGTGGAGCCCTCAGCATCGTATGCAGGGCGGCCATAACCCACGATCTTGGCATAGGTCAGCGCATAGGACCGCTGGGCCACCTGGTCATCACTGTTGCCCTCAATGGTGTAGACCTTGGTGCCGTCCACTTTATAGACCAGCCCGGTGTGGGTCACGTTACTCTGAGAGGTTCCGAAAAAGATTTGATCTCCCACCGCAGGGGCGGTGTAGAGCTGTCCCTTTTTCTTGTAGTAGCTCAGGGAGTATGTGCACCCGGCACCCGCAGAGCCCGTGGTTTGGCACAGGAGGCGCAGCGCCTCCGTAACACCAAAGGCAGTGACAAAGCACCAGTCAACGAACATATCACACCATGCAAAACCGTTCTTCTTTCCGTTGTAGAAGCCGGTATACTTGGTGTCAAAGTCGTTGGCATACTTGGTGTAGTTGTTACTTCCGCTGTTCGTGGTTTTCTCGTCCAGGTTTGCATTGGTGGCCTTTTCGTGATAGCCCAGCTCTGCCTGGGCTACTGCAATCACCTTGGACGCATAGCATTTGCTCATGTGTCTGCATCTCCTTTGCTCAGTCTTTCAGCACGATCTCAGCAGCCCGGAGGGCGGTGTCCGCTCCATACTTCTCCGCAAACTGCTTGATGAATTTCTGGGCGTATTTCGCCCGGTTCTCATTTTTGCTTTTCCAGTAGTAGAAGCCTCCCCAGGCCCCATCTGTGGCCAGAGAGGTGCCAGCCAGCACAGCAATGGCAGTGACATCCTTGCCCCACAGCGTCCCCACAATGGTGGTGATGCACAGCAGGACAGAGATGGTGACATGGAGCACCAGCATTTTCTTGGAAAACTCCATCCTCTTTGCCCCTCTCAATAGGTCTGGCCACCTCCCGGCTTGTCATCCCGGACCTCCAGCTCCCGGAGGGTTTCCACCAGGGTGGTGACGGTGCCATTGCCGCCCAAAGCGTGATACTGGGCATACATGGCGTTGACATTCTCCAGGCCGTGCAGGGTTATCCAGCCCCGTTCCGTGTAGTGGTAATAGGCCTGGACGATACGGTCCCGGAGTAGGGCTTGCACGCCCAGCTCAAGGGCCCTCTGCCGTTTCTCCGTGGTTTTGTATTTCTTGTAGAGGTAACCGATGGCCGGGACCGCCACCACCGTGATAATGGTGGAGATCATGGCCCAGTATGTCCGCAAGGTTTCAAGCATGGTATCATCTCTCCCTTTGTTCAAAAAGCCGGAGAGGGGCTTGTCCCTCTCCGGCTCTTGAGGCGGTCCTGTTAGACCTCCACCTCCAGGTCTGCCAGGATAGCCAGGACCTCATCCTTGAGACGGGCGGGCACCTGGTCCACGGTCTTGCGGCCCTTAACAATCAGGGTGGCGTAGACAACAGCCATTTCAGTCACCTCCTTTCCCAGCAGGAGGTGCAGCAGCATCTCCCGCAGCTTACTCATTGGCATCCTCTGCCAGCAGGGCCTCCACCTCTGCCCGGAGCTTGGCGGGCACATCGTCCAGGGTTTTCACACCCTTGCGGATGAGGTCAGCATAGACCTTGGCCATTATGCCTCACCTCCCACCAGCAGCTCATAGACATCACAGAGGGCCACCTGGGTGTCGGTCAGGTTGGCCTCCGTGGCCTCAAGCTGCTCTTTCAGGGCCTTGTTTTCGGCGGTCAGCTCCTCCAGGGACTTCTTGCGCTCATGGGCCTCCTTGAGGCTCTTGTTTTCGTAGTAAACGCCCATTATTCAAAAGCACCTCCAATGTTGGAAATATAGCCGCCGGTGTCGCTGTCACCCCGGCTCACAGTGAGCTTGAAGTTGAAAGCAAAGCCGTTGGCGGCGGTCTGGTTGGTAAAGACATGGTTGGCCCCGTTCTGGACATCGGCGGTGGCATCCTCCCACACAGGGGTGGTGTCATTGGCGTTGTTGGTGACCAGGACCTCCAGGTTGGCATCCGTGGGAATGGAGCCCACGATGTTGAGCACCATGACGCTGATCTGGTCATCCGCCTCCAGGGGAGAGGCCAGGGTGATGGTGGCCGTAGTGACCTTTTTGGTAAAGGTCACGGTGTAGGCGGCGCTGTCAGCCTTGCCGTCATTGGCCACCACCTTGAGGGTGTGGGAGCCGTTGAGGACGGTCTGGAAGTTGGCAGCGGTGACCGCCTGGAATGTCTGAGTGGAGCCCAGGGTGGCCGTGTAGGTCCGCTTGAGGGTGTCATCCAGATACTCCTTGACCGTGACGGTATCGCCGTCCACATCGTTGACCGTGTACTGGAAGTTAAAGCCCGCAGTCTTGGTGCCCAGGTTGGAGCCATTGGCGGTGCCGCTGGTGATGGTGGGCGCTGTGTTGACGGACACAGAGCCGTCATCGCTGACAGAGAGGGAGGAGGGGAGAGTGAAAGCGGGGCGGGACCCGTAGGTGCTGGAGCAGTAGCCGTCGTTGAAACCGCCACCAGCATTCAAGTACCAGGCGTAGTTGGTGTCGACCGTGACCGGGGAACGGGTCCACTGAACAACAGCGGAGCCATTCAGATAGGCAATTTTGAGGGTGGCCACCAGGGTGCTGTCCAGGGAAGTGCCCTCCACCTTACAGTAGGCGTTGGACTGTCCCAGCTCTGTGCCGGACAGCAGGAACACCGCACGCTGGAGCGTGGTGACCGTGGTGTTTCCGTTGCCGGGGGTGTAGTAAAACTTGGTGGTGGACATCGCCGTCTGGATGTCAGCGTCAAACAGGGCCTTGTAGGTGCCATTGAGCCAGGTGTCAATGGCGCTGGTGGCGTAGGCGTTGACATTGGATGTGTGCCACTGCCGGGTGTCGTAGCAGTCCTTGCGGACCAGCAGGACCCGCCCGGAGCCGTTGAGGCTGCTTTCGTAGTTCTGCTTGGCAACATAGAAGTCAACCAGCACGCCATTTTCTTTCAGCTTGACGATGCTGCCAACAGCTTTGTTGCCCAAAGTGGTTGTTGCCATTAGATTTCCTCCTTTAGAATGTTTTGAACACGGTCCCGCACCTGTTGGCGCAGGGTCCAGGTGTTACCATGAGCGGCGTGGGCATCCCACGCTTGCCAGGACTGCATGATCTCCTCACGGGTCACCAGTCTCAGCGGGTAGTCCCTCTCCCACCGGCGCAGCTTTGCACGCATACGCTTGATGCTGCTGTGGCGCAGCTTGCGGATGACCTTGCCGCTGTCGGTGAGATAGGTGTGAAAGCCCAGGAAGTCAATGCCGTTTTGCAGCGGGAAAATTTGCGTTTTCTCATTGAGCTCCAGGCCCAAGTCAGCCATAAAGGCCTTGATCTCCCGGAGGCAAAACTGCAAATACTCCTTGTCTGGGTGGATGAGGAAAAAGTCATCCATGTACCGGCCATAGTAGCGGATGTGGAGGACTTCTTTGACGAAGTGGTCAAACTCATCCAGGTACAGCAGCGCAAAAAGCTGGGAGGTCTGATACCCCAGGGGCAAGCCCTCCGCACAGTCGATGTACACACAGAGCAGGTCATAGACAATGGGCTCAAGGTCCAGCTTTTTCAGCTTTTCCTTGAGCCGTTCATGGTCGATGCTGGCAAAGAAGTGGCGGACATCGCACTTGAGCACCCAGCCCTCGGCGGTGTGGTTTTTGTTCCAGTAGTCAATGAAAAAGCCTCGCAAACGGTCCAGGCCAAAGTGGAGGCCCTTGCCCTTTTGTGAGGCGTAGTTGTCCAGGATAAAGCTGTGGGTGATGCGGTCATA